CGACATCTTCCTCGCGGGGTCAGATGGTGTGTGGAACGTGTCCAGTTACGCGGACAGGGCGACTGATTCACAGTTTTGGAGGGCTTCTCGGACACCCCCTAGAGAACTAGAGACACCGGTTCAGGATTAACCCCCCGAACAGGGCCAGCAGACTAGGCTGGTAGGGCAAAGTGGTAACGTTGAGCCCACTCTCCTGCGTAATCGAGATCTTGCTGTCTATGGTTAACTGGAATCGCATACTCGTCGAAGTATTCTGCCCAACTAGGGTGGGCGATTGAGTCAAATCCGGGGATCTTCAGAGGCTGGACTGTGTCCAGCGAATCTAAATATTCCTCAATCTCTATTTGATGAGAGACTGTTATTCCGAATTTTTCTTCGACTAATAAACGCGTTCGCATGGAAGGTGCAATGAAAGAGATTTTCTTCTCATCTTTCATTGCTGCAAGCAATTGCTCACGCTCCCAGTAACCAACGGCATTGGACTTCTTGGCATAATGATTTATGCTGGTGCCTCTCGTACAGCGTAGGCCATACTGAGCGAGAGAGCCAATGACTGGGCACCCAGGATATTGATGTGCATAAGACAATGCCTTAGCTCTCAACAAAACGTTTAGTTTAGATTGTTTTGCTCCCTTATACCTGTTGCCGCACCATCCGAAGCCAGCCAACACCTCGCAAGGGTTGGTGACATTCTTCCGGTCGACCTCATCGAATATAATTCCGCAGAACGACATCGTAGATATTGACTGATGCATGTCTATAACTATAGTTAGTCCAAGTTTAGCAAAGTCCTCTGATGTAGGCGGATCGCCCTTGCCAGTTGCGGCGCCATCGTCGCCTTCAACGACAATAGCAACATCAGTGCAACCCTTCTTTTCGCATATGAACAACATAAACATTAGATTCGAGAACCCATTGCCTAATGAAGTACACATCTCACCTGACATTCTCGTTGCGTCCACCTCAACAGTGAAATTCTTATACTTACAACGATTCTTGCCCCCTAAAACACGTCGGCACAACGACATGAATTCCTTATAACAAGGCAAGTACTGAGTCATCCAATCATACAGTTCAAACTCACAAGCCTCCATGATCTCTTTGGAGAATTGGGCTTCAAAAGACTTATAATCAGAGGCCAAGTACCAGCAGCCTTCCTTATACAACATATTCATTATATATTCAGGACGGTCAGCCACCGGCACATGCTTGATGAAGTGAGGATTTTTATAGACAACCTCCTCTATCAATTTGAAAATAGGTCCCACTGTACATTTGAATTCGTCAGATCGGGAATTTATTCCTCTCGCGTGTTTGAATTCCGGATAACATTCATCTTTCATGAAACACTTCAGCCAAAAATATTTCATGTGCGGATCCCAGATGTTTGTCATCTTAGCATAACATTCACGGAGCTCCTTCTTTCGACCCTCAGAATAGTGTGTCTTCGACAACCATTCGTCAACAGAGCAATCAACGTCAGGAGCAAGAGGTGTGAGGTTTGTCTTTACCCAGTTCCTCACAAACTGCTGGAACTCCTTCAAAAGAGCTGGATCTGGAGTCTTCTGCTTTGCTACAAAGCGTTTCTGTACCCCTGCTTTAGTGGTCTTCGGACAATGCGGATCGCAATGTGGAAGAGCATATCCCGGAATGTGGCAGCCTAAGCTGACCAGGACAGGAGGTCTCATAGAAAGGTCCACCTCCCTACATTCACTGAACTTAGCATCAGCCTTGATATCACCGACGACCGGGAGAATAACTTCTCCGAGTCTATAACCATAACAGTAATATCGAGTCTGTCCAATTAAAGCAGGGATTTTGTAAAAGGACGCTCTGAAATTTCATCTTGGAGCTCCTTCCAAAGAGCAAAAGCAATTTCCATAGAAGCCTGAACAGGATTTTGCTTATTCATCAAGCTCATATAGCGGTCTATGTTCACGGTATTAACGGTAGAACTAGCCCGAGCAAGACGATCCCATACAACTTTCTCTTCTTCAACCAGCGGCAATTTTGCGGCTGTGGTTATTTGTGCAACCATTTCTGCAGAGAAAACTTTGGGCTTTTGAGGGGTGTACCACCTCTCGTTCGTGCTGTATGTGTATACCATATACTGCGCGTCCTTATGCTTCAAGTCCATTAAAGAGATTGAGTCCGCACGCAAATCTGCGTGACCGGCGATTTCGGAATTTCCTAGTCGATATCGATGATACACTTTCTTTCTAAAGAACAATCGGCCTGTGACGGCATAATAAGCTACTACATACAGGGCAAGCGATAGTAGTCCCACGGAGTAGAACACCCATTGATAAGATCTCCCCTCGCCAAATGGTCGCAGGGGTATCGATGAGCCGGGATGAGAAGTTCCGCTTTCGTGTGCGTCCTGGCATGCTCCCATGCCACGCCACTCAAAAGCACTTCCCAACTCGTATGAGTAAGCTTCATCCAACCAATATTTCAAACCCTCCGCAATTCCATCAGAATGGCCTGGTAGGGGGTCTATGACCCGATACCATTCCTCCGGAACATTGAAGAATTCTACGTATTTAAGGGGAAGCTGAATTTCCAAATTCCTCCACCAATGATCCCATGTTTTTGTATAGTCACATAGGCTACCTTTGTAGAGACGCCAAAGCTCGTCATCTGTTTTATCATGACGGGTCCCATGGCTAAAGGTGTGGGCTTGCATGCGGTTGACATCCATGCTGTCTCCACAATCGCGGGAGAAGAATTTAGGTGCTAATTGTACAAATACAAAGTAGAACAAGACTAGCACTAGCATCAGTTCTACATAAGACGAAACATACCCTCTTCCCCAGAACTTGATCTCGGCTCCGGGTTTGAGCACCAATCTTCTCATTGGTCTCAACGCATTTTTCAGGGGCCTTGGTGGTCCACCCGCCTGGGAAGGAACAGGGCCGCCACCTGGAATAGGAAGTCCTGTTCCGGATCTTCCGGCTCCAAGTCTAGATTCCAGAACTGATCTTGCTGATCTAAAATCATCTGGCTCAGTCCCGGGTCCTGTTGCAGCATTATCACTGCTTGAGCTGCCCAAGCTGGGTCCACTCCCGTTGCTACTTGCACCTGAGCTATTTGATCCTCCAGATGAAGAGCTGCTGTATGAGCGTACGGAACCCTCCGAAGAGGTAAGTTGTTTCCTTTCGGCCAGTCCATCTAAATTGCCTTGCAATTCCTGGTTTGTTCTGACTAAGGAGGCAACTGTTAAGTTAGTGTTCTTGCTCTGCTTTGAACGAAGCTGAAGCTTTTGTAATTTGTGTTTTGGAGTTTTAGTTTTGTTGTTGTTGTTACTAACAGGCTTGGCCTTCTGGACTATGTTATTCGTACTCATAATTGTCCCAAATTGGATTCAATTAAGATGACTGTTTCTACAGTTCTAATACTATAAAGAAGGTACAAGGGGTTTTGTGTGAGCCGACTGTCCCTACAACAGTTTCTCACTTCGATTTCAGTTAATCCGCACTTGCCGTTACAGCCTGTAGCGCGTTTCACCTAGACAAGAGTATCCGAAGAATATGGCCCTCTAGCAAATGGCCTTGTTAGGTTCTCAACGAACCAAGTACGCGCCGAAATTAATCGTCACGTTCAACAGCTTTTTAC